TGTTAACAAAAGAAAATATGAGAATAATTTAAGTGGAGTTATTGAGATCAATGGAGATGCTACTGATGTGTTTGAAGGTGGATTTACTCCTATTCAACCTAGTATTTTTCAGTTGTATGAGTTGGTTCAATCTGAAGCAGAAAGCTTATCTGGAATTACTAGATATTCACAAGGTACTGATGCAAGTAGTTTAAATCAATCAGCTACAGGTATAGCTACTATTACTTCTATGAGCCAAAAGAGAATGATGGAAATTATTAGAAGATATTCTGAAGGTCTTAAGAAGATGTTTAAGAAGTGGATATCTTACAATAAAATGTTCTTATCTGATGAGGAAGTAATTAGGATCAATGGAGAGTTTGTTCAATTTAGAAGAGATGATATTGATGGTTCTTTTGATATTGATATAACAGTTGGTGTAGATGGAGTATCTGAGAACAAAGTTAATCAAATGACTATGTTGATGCAACAAGTAGGTGGATTAGCTGGTGTAGCTAGTATTCCTCCTCAGTTCTTTAATTTGATGTTATCAAAGATGGCTGATGAATGGGGTTATCCTGACATAGCTCAATTATTAGAAGAGATGCCAGAACCTGAACCTAATCCAATGAAAGAAGCAATGGGTGAAGCCGAGCTACATGAAAAAGAATCTAAAGCTCAATTGAATGAAGCTAAAGCTATGCAAGCAATGAGTGATAGTAATTCTACTAATGTAGAAACTAAGAAGTCTGCATATGGTATTACAGCTGAAGAACAACAAGAAAATAGGAGAAGATAATGAGTGAATATAATAATGAGGGACCTAATGGAGCCTATGGATACGGAATAACTCCAGAGTTTTATTCAAGCAATGGTATTACTCCAGGAACCCTTACTGATCAAGAGTTACAATCAGTGGCTCAGAGTATGAAAGTAAATCCTGCTCCTGCAGCAAGTAGACCTGCTCCTGCTAATGCTGGACTATACAATCCAGTGCAAGGGAATAGTGGATATAATTCTGAGACATTAAGACAGATGGTAGGAGATACTAATCTTAGCAATGAGGATAGAATGCAAGCTCAAGAAGGATTAATTAATATGCAGAATGCAAGTCCTGCATATCCAGGTATGAGTACACCTACTGTTCAAAGTGGTAATACTTTCAATGCTGGATTAGCTAAAACTTTAGGACTATAAAGTCTATGACCGAAATGTCTTGAAACTAACTAAAATTTAAAAGGAAAATGATGGAACAAGTTAAGAATGACACTCCTGCATTAGAAGATATAATATCTCTAGGAGAATCTTTAAGTAGATTAAAAAAGAATAGAGATTTTAAACGAATTATTAGTGAGCTGTATTTGACAGGTGGAGCTGATATGTTAACTCAGAATCTTTGGAAAGTAAAAGATAAGAGTGTACTGTTTGAAGAGTATGCTGCTAGAAGTTTACTTTATAAACATTTTGAGATGATAGAGAACGATGCAATGTCTGCATCTGATGAGATTAGAGGAGAATCATAAATGAACGAAGAACCAGTTGAACCAATTGAAGAACAAGACACTCTTGAATCATATGATGAACTTTATGACAAAGGATTTGATGAGGGCTCTACTGAGGTAGAGAACGAAGAAGATCCATCAGAAGAAGAAGAATCGGAACAACCAGAGGACGATGATTTATCAACAGAGGAACTTACTGGAGAGATTCCAGCAGAAGTAGAGCCTGAAGAGAATGAGAAAGAAGAGGACTCCGATAAATACGCTATCACTCACAAAGGTCAAGAGATGAACATGAGTATTGATGAACTTAGAGCTATGGCTCAAAAGGGATTTGATTACACTTCAAAGACACAAAACTTATCTAAGCAAAGAGATATAGTTGAAGTAGCTGTGGAGAATGGTTTAACTAAAGAAGATCTTGTAATACTAGCTGATATTAAAAGTGGTAACAAAGAAGCTATGGCTCTATTAGCCAATAAAGCAGAAATTGACCCTTATGATATAGATGGTTCTGGTGAATATAAACCAGAGGTGACTGATAGAAATTATGAACTTGAAGATATTGTATCGGATATCAAATCAGATATTCAAAATAATACAACAATAGATGAGTGGATAACTCAACTACCAGAGAGTGCTATAGGAGTATTCTCACAGAACCCTTCAGTATTGAAGGGGTTACATGTAGATGCACAAAAAGGTTTAGCACAAGAGATTATGCCAGAAGTAATGAAACAAATGGCTCTTAATCCTAATGCAAACTTTGTGTCTATGTATCAAACGGTAGGAAAGAATATTATGGATAAGAAGGAAAGTAAACCTACTCCTTCTAGACAGAACAAATTGAAAGCATCTATAAGTAAGAATGCATCAACATCTAGACAACTAGATGACCAGAAAGATATCTGGGAAGATGATGCACTGTATGCTAAGATGCAGAAAATGCGAGAGCAATAAAATAGGATTATAAAATGGCAAATACTACATTAACACAACTACCTGCGAATATTCAAGGGTTCTATGATAGAAATCTATTAGAAAGAGCGGAAGCTTTATTAATGCATGATAGATTCGGACAAAAAAGAAAATTACCTGCTAAGAATGGTACTAGAACTAACTTTAGAAGATACTCTAATTTAGCTGTAGCAACTACTGCTTTAACTGAAGGTGTTACACCATCTGGTTCTCAATTAGCTGTTACTGATATCAATGCTACTGTATCTCAATATGGTGACTTCGTTACTTTAACTGATCAAGTTAAGACTCATGGTTTAGATAATACTGTAGCTGAAGCTACTGATATCTTAGGATACCAAATGGGACAAACTTTAGATACTGTATGGAGAGACTCTGTTGTTCCTTCATTAGCTAACTCAGTTACTATTGCTACTTCTGAAGCTGCTACTGTTGCAGGAAACATTATTACTGTTGCATCTATTAAAGCTGCAATCTTACAATTAAAGTCTCAAAATGCAATGAAGTTCACTCCAATGATTGGTGCTTCTGACAAAGTAGGAACTTCTGCTGTTAGACCTGCATTCTGGGGAATTTTAAATCCTGATGTAACTTTTGACTTAGAAGATCAAACTGGATTTGTATCTGCTGAAAATTATGCATCTACTAAAACTTTATCTGAAGGTGAAGTTGGAGCTGTTAAAGATGTTAGATTTGTTGAAACTACTCAGGGTTATATTAACACTGATGGTGGAGCTTTAACTGTTGATACTTACCACACTCCAATCTTTGCTAAGAATGCTTATGGTGTTGTTAATGTAAGAGGTAAAGGTAATGCTGGTGTTATTGTTAAACCTTTAGGTTCTGCTGGTTCTGCTGATCCACTAGATCAAAGAAGTACAATTGGTTGGAAGGCTACTACTGTAGCTAAGATTCTTAACGATGCTTATGCAGTTAAGATTATTTCATCTTCGTCTCAAGGTTCTAACTCTTAGAGTTTATAGACTTCCCTTTCGGGGAAGTTTATTAAGCCCTAAAAGGCTAATAAAATTAAAAAGGAAATCAGTTATGATAGATAACCAAGATATGAATTTACAAGAGCTTAGAGAAGAAGCAACAGACTTAGGAATTAAATTCCAAGAGAATTGGAAGATAGAAACTCTTCAAAAAAAGATAGATACTAAATTAGAGAGCTTATCTAAAGATCAAGCTACTAAGAAAGTTGCTAAGGCTACTAAGAATGCTAAGAAGATTAAGGTAATTATTGAACCTAGAGATAGAGATGATAATATTGTGGATCAATATTTTTCTAAAGTATCTATGGCTGAAGGAACTAAGGAATCAATCCTGGTTCTATTTGGAGAAGAGATAGATATTACAGAATCAATGTATGAGTTCATCAAAAGTATTGGTGGAAATGCTCAGAAGTTTAGAATGGCTACAGATCCTATTACTGGTGCACCAAAGAAACAGTGGTATGCTAAATGGGAAAGTAGATTTATTTTAGAAAAAGTAGATTAAGATTCATAGAGTACAATATATGTACTCTATTGAGTCTTATGACTAATATTATATAAAAAGGATTTTAAATGTCAATTATGCAAGATTTAAACAGTGGATACAATCAATATGTGGCTCCAACAGTAAATACAATAGGTTCAGGACTATACGACGCAGGTAGTGCTATAGGCACTCATTTGAATACGAATGTGGATTCTTATAAAGCAGGAACTGACATGTTTGGTGCATACACTAAATACCAAAATATGAGAAACACTAATGATATAAATCAAGGACTTCTAAATATGCAAATAGATGATAGAGATAGAGCCATAGAGAGAGAAGAACTAGCTGAAGGTAGTATGTCTACTGGATTTGGTTCTGCTTTTTCAGGAAAGAAGAAACCATCTAACTACTACGGAGTATAATTATGGCTGGATTTTATGATACAACTATGGATTATGAAGGAGCTAGAAAATTAGCTAACAGTACAAATACTGCTAATCCTTTTAAAGCTGCTGGAGATATGATGTCTACACTAGATACTCATCTAGAAGATAGAGCCAAAAAAACTTATTCTAAAGATTTTATGAGCAGATTGGGAACTACTACAGATACTAAAAGTATGCTCAACATGGATATAGAGCACAGTCAGCTTACAGGTGACGCATTAAATGCATACAATCAACAATTGGGTAGATATAATAAACTAGATAAGATTGCTAGACAAGATGTAGTCGATACAAGAAACACTGAAGACTGGAATAGGAAAGTATCAAAACAAGGTCTAGACGATATAGCTTATTATAAGAAAGAAGCAACTGATGAAGCAGTTAATAGTATATTGCAAGGTAATACTAATGTGTATGATTATAATAATGCTGGAGGACTAGATGTAGATAGAATACTTAAAGC